TTTGCTTACTTTACGCAAATTATACATTACGCATTTCTCCGCAGAATACAAAGAGAAAAACGTCAGTTAGAAATTAAAAATAAGATACTTGAGAAGTCTGGTTATTCAGAAGTATTTGATGACAATAATCAGATTGACGGATCGACTTATTCTGAGTATAATCAAATCAAAGATAACGTTCATTCTAAATTACGTAATTGAATGCAAGTAATTTCTGTTAAACATGAGGCAGATATTATTAAAGGTGAATATCAATTTGCTGATAAAGTAAAAAGTGAAGTTTTATCTTTATTAAAAGTTTGTAATCCTATACCTCAGAATAATAGTAATGTAAAAGCATCTATTCATACTGAGTGGGATTGGGAGCCAGACAATATTACTTTTAGGAATCTTAAAAATTATATACGGGAAGAGATAGAAAAGATTTATCACCCTGGTACTATGTCGGGTGGGAGTAGACAATATTTAAAATGTGTAAATTTTTGGGCCAACGTTTATCATAAAGGTGATTATGCTCGCTCCCATTGTCATAAACCTCATGATTTTAGTTTTGCATATTTTGTAAAATCTAAGTGGTATCATTCTCCTCTTATTCTTACTGATAGCGGAAAAAGGATTAGACCTAAAGAAGGAACCTTTGTTGCTTTCCCTGCATATCTAATGCATCATGTTGCTAAACATAGATTTAATGATACTCGTATAACTTTATCTGGTAATTTCGTAATAAACAGAGAATGAAAATAGCAATAATTACAGATCAGCACTTTGGTGCTCGTAAAAATTCTAAACTATTCCATGATTATTTCTTAAAGTTTTATGAGGATATTTTCTTTCCTACCTTGGAGAAGGAGGGGATTACTACGATTATCGATATGGGTGACACATTCGACAGTCGTAAAGGTATCGATTTTTCTGCCTTAGCCTGGTCAAAGGATCATTACTTTGATCGTCTTAAAGAAATGGGATGTGAAGTTCATACTATTGTTGGTAATCATACTGCTTATTATAAGAATACAAATGATATAAATGCAATTGATTTATTACTACGTGAATATGATAATGTAAAAATTTATTCAGAAACTACTTCTATACTAGTAGATAATTTAAGTATTCTTCTTGTACCTTGGATTAATAAGGAGAATGAAGCACAAACTTTGAGTATGATTAAAAAATCCAATTCTCCTGTGTGTATGGGACATCTTGAATTGAAAGGATTTAAGGTAAATGAATATGTGATAATGGAACATGGTTTTGATTATAAACCTTTTGGTAAATTTGAGAAGGTATACTCAGGTCATTTTCATACGAGATCAAATCAAGAGAACATTTATTATTTGGGAAATCCTTATGAGATGTTTTGGAATGATATAGGAGATCAAAGAGGATTCCATCTTTTTGATACGGAGACCTTAGAACATACTCCTGTTAATAATCCTTATAGTATTTTTTCTAAAATTTATTATGAGGATACTCCCTATCAGACTTTTGACACTAGACAATATGAAGATAAGATTGTAAAATTAATTGTTCGCAAAAAATCTGATCTTAAACAATTTGAAAAATTCGTAGATAAGCTTTATTCTTCCAATGTGGCAGAACTTAAAGTAGTTGAGAATTTTGATTTTCAAGAAAGTAAAGAATTTGAAGCCTTTGAATCTGAGGATACGATGTCCATTCTTAATAGGTATATTGAGGAGGCAGAAATAGACTTGGATAAATCTCGTATTCAAAAGATAATGCAAGACAATTATCAGGAAGCATGTGAGCTGGTTTAATGTTCATTTTAACTATTGCTGGTAAAGAAAGAGAAGGAGCCTACTCAGTAACTGATGAGGATGGAGATCAAATACTTTATTTGTTTGAGGAAGAAGATGATGCTATGAGATTTGCCATGCAATTAGAAGAGGATGATTATCCTGAAATGAATGTTATGGAAGTTGAAGATGCTGTAATGATTAAAACATGTGAAATGCATGGATATAACTATACAGTTATTACTCCTGATGACATTGTTATTCCTCCGCCATTAAGTAATGATTTTATTTGAGAAAATACGGTGGAAGAATTTTCTATCTACTGGTAATCAATATATTGAGATAGATTTAACACAAAAGGATACCACATTGATTGTGGGAACTAATGGTGCAGGTAAGAGTACCGTATTAGATGCATTAACTTTTAGTCTTTTTAATAAACCTTTCCGTAAGATTAGTAAGGGTCAGTTAGTTAATACTGTTAATGAAAAGGATTGTAAGGTTGAAGTTGAATTTTCTACAGGATCCACTGAATGGAAAGTTATAAGAGGAATAAAACCCAATAGTTTTGAGATTCATCGTAATGGTACAGTACTAGATCAGTTCTCTGCTGCTAATGATCAACAGAAGTGGTTAGAGCAAAATGTTCTTAAAATGAATTATAAGTCTTTTACTCAAATTGTTATTTTGGGTTCTAGTACATTTGTGCCATTCATGCAATTATCTGCTTCTAATAGAAGGGAAGTTATTGAGGATCTTTTAGATATTAAAATCTTTTCTTCTATGAATAGTCTAATTAAAGATAAGATGCGTCTTTTGAGAGAAGATATTAGAACTTTAAGTTTGAAGAAAGAGTCTCTTACTGATAAGGTACGAATGCAAGAAGACTTTATTAATGAAATAGAATCTCGTGGAAAAGAAGATATAGATGATAAAAAAGGAAAAATATTAGAATTAAATGTAGAGATAGATACCCACCTGGAAAAGAATGAGATGACAGAAGGAGAAGTGGATACCCTAACAAAAGAATTAGAAGGTGTAACAGGTGCTACTGAAAAATTACGCACCCTTGGTGGATTAAAAGGTAAGATTTCTAATAAGGTAGCGACCATTACCAAAGAGCATAAGTTCTTCACTGATAATGTAACATGCCCTACATGTACCCAACCAATTGAGGAGGAGTTCAGAATAAATAGGATTAACGATGCTCAAAATAAAGCAAAAGAGTTGCAATCTGGTTATAAAGAACTAGAGGAGGCAATTAAAAACGAGGAAGAGCGAGAGCATCACTTTACCCACTTATCCAAGGAGATTACTAAACTCACGCATGGCATTTCTAAAAACAATACTCGCATCTCTGGGTGTCAACGACAGATCAGGGATTTGGAATCGGAAATTCAAAGAGTTACCGAACAACTTGCAAACAGAAATACTGAGCATGACAAGTTAGAAAATTTCAAAGACAATTTAACAACCACATACGACGAATTATCTTCACGAAAGGACACACTAAACTATCACGATTTTGCGTATAGTTTACTTAGAGACGGTGGAGTTAAATCTAAAATCATTAAGAAGTATCTACCGCTGATAAATCAGCAAGTAAACCGTTATCTACAGATGATGGATTTTTACATTAACTTTACTCTTGATGAGGAGTTTAACGAAACCGTACAGTCCCCTATTCATGAGGATTTTTCTTATGCTTCTTTTTCGGAAGGTGAGAAAATGCGGATCGATCTATCCCTCTTGTTTACCTGGAGAGAAGTTGCTAGAATGAAGAACT